AGGAGACCCTGCGGCGGTGGACAAGATGGCCTGTTGTCCCACGGTGGAGACGCCCTGTTCGCGAACGCCTGCGAGGGCGCGGGAGAAGGTGCCTTCTTCTATATCACGGGAGAGCCATTCTTCGGTCTGGAACATCCAGCGGGGCAGTTGGGGTATTTCCATGCGCCAGACATCGGAGCGGTCTTGCATCTCGATGATGTCGCCCTGGTCTAACTGGTCACGGAGTTCGTCTGCGCCCATACGGGTACCGATGGGGTTGAAGCTGGCGTCCATCAAGGCGTTATGTCTACCTGAGACGGCTTGGGCCTGGGCACGTAGATCGGCCATGACGGGATCAAGGAGACCCACGGCGAGATTAGCCGGGTCGATCTTGTCGGAGTTGGTCGGTTCCTGGCCGAAACCGGCGTAGGCGTGGGCGTAGGGTACGAAACCCCAGGTATTCTTCTCTGTAAAGAGGAGTTTCTTCATTGTGTGGTACTCACGCCCGGTGCCGGTGACGTGGCCGGAGACCATCATGGCGTGCCAGCACTCGGTCCAGTACTCATCTACGAGGATAAGTTCAAAGGGGCGGTTGTTCCGCACTTCCCAGATATCGGCGGCACGGCCCCTTTCTTTACGGGCTGCGGTCAGTTCGTGGAGGTCTTGTGAGAATCGGCGGGCGTGCCGGATAGCGACACGGGGCCGTTTCTCCCAGGGATCAAGGAGGATACGGGCCGGGTGAGGAGACCGGGTGCGAAAGGGCATAGCCGTGCGGCGGTAGTGGTTGTGTAGCCGTTGGGCAGAACGCCACTCTTCGTCGGAGGTGTCTTTGTCCCTGGTCGGTTCGTCGGCGCGGCGTTGGAGAACAGCGGAGTCCAGGCCGAGTTCGTGGATGGAATAACCCAGATGCACCAGGTTCTTGCCTTGCTGCTTCCAGGTCAGAGACGGTTCGAGCAAGGAGGCTTCGTCAAGGATGGATTTTAAGGCCGATTCCACGAGGTCAGCGTGCTGTCTGGCGTCTTCTGACTGACTGGCCGGGTTACGGTGCGGCGTTGGTTCGGAGGCCAGTTGGTGGTCAACGGCGTTATCGACCAGGGCGGTAGCGCGTGCTGGTTTCAGCCAGCCGGGGCGGGAGTGGGATTCCGCGCCGTCCCAGACGTTAAAGGTACGAAAGTAATACTCGTCATATTTCTCCCATTTCCGGTGTGCGTTAGTCCAGACCTCCTTTAGATGGGAGCGGTACTGGTCGATCACCGTAGGAGTTGGTTCGTCCTCGAACCCATTCATAGCAGCCATTTATTAACCCCACCTTGACCAGCCGCGGCGTCGGCGTCTGTCGCTGCTCCGTGCTGGTCTGCCATTTTCGCCCGCGGCGGGACGTGCGCTCTGTCTGAGTTGCCAGGCAATGCCTACGGCCATCGGGTAGTCGTCGTGGGTACCGGACTGCGCTTCGATACGCCCTCTTTTGTCGGGGTTCCGTATAACGGTGAAGAACTGGGCAAGGCCGTCGCCATTTGGCACCGTAATGGCCCGTGAGTGGACCGCTTCGATAAGGTCTCCCCAGAGGACGTAGCGGGAGCCGTTAGTCATGCCAGCGGTGTCGTAGGTATGCCAGCCGGGGTGGTCGGAATCGCGGTAGAACAGCTTCCGATAACGGAGTTCCTGCGCCATCGCGATAGTCAGTATACCCCAATCGTTGTCCTCGATACCCCAGATCGGGGAATCGTACTGATTGAGCAGTTCCACCGACGCTACGGCTAGTTCGGACGGGTTCAAGACTTGAGAGTAGATATCAGCGGCGATATACCCCGTAACAGCGTCCAATATGACGGTTACGGCGAAGTCGTTACCCGTGCCGTGGGAGGTATCGGTACCCGCCGAGTACCTTTTTCCCGGCTGGAAGGGTTGGTAAACATTAGCTTGTACACCATTACCTACGGTGCGTATCTCGACGGGTTCTTTCACGTCTTGTTTCATACGAGTAAGTACGATCTGGTCGAAAGCGGCGAGGGCGCGTGTGGGGGCGAACGCTTCTTCTTCGGTCTCCGGGTGTTCTTTCTGGAAGAGGGCCTGATCGGGGTATTGGGCCTTCCGTTCGGCGTACCACTCGTCGGTCCGTGCGGGGCGGGCACGCCACCCGTAGAAGAGCCGTTTAAAGCCGTTATCCGGTGCCCCGAGGTAGAGTTTCTGGAAGAGGCTTCCCATCTTGTAGGGGCTGACGGTGCTGGTCAATATCAACTGGCCATCATTGTCGTCTAGTCCCGGTTTGACCGCGTTGTACGCTGCGTCGAGATATTCGTGGAAGTCAGCCTCGTCCATCACGACAAGAGTTGGGTTCAACCCACGGCCTGCCGCTTCGGTAGAAGGAAGTGTAATTATCCGGGAACCCGACTCGAAGGTCATCTGCTCACGGTTATCAGGCACACTGAGTGGCATCTGGAGTTCCGGTGGCAACACCTCGTACGTCATCCGAGACTTCGATAAAAACTCCCAGGCGTCCCTTTCCCCCTTGGAGAAGACCAACGCCAACGCATTAGGCGTGAACGAAGCGTGGTGCAGCACATAAGACGACAGCAGGGTCGTCATCCCGATCTGTCGGCTCTTTGCCAGCACAATACGGGTATTAGACGACAGCGTACTTTCGACCTCCATCAAATGGGGCCACTCCTCCAACGACACCATCCCGGTACCAGGCTCCACGATCTTCACAAAAGGCATGAACCGGCGGTAATCCCGCTTCGCCATCTCGAACCGGGCCGACTTCCCTGCCTGCTCTATCTCCTCCCGTGTCGCTGTCGTCGCCATCAGAAATAAAGCCCCTCTTCTCGAATCTTCTTCCCAACTAACGTCGCCATAGCCAAATACTACCACTACCTGAAGTTCAGACGAAACCTGAACCAACTTCAGGCCCCTAATCCCCTTGATCCTAGTTACTAGTTACTCCAGTCACGAACCTGAAGTTAAACCTGAAGACCTGAAGCAACTTCAGGTGCTATTTCCAAAAAATAAAACCGTAAAATTTTAGAAACCGCCCCTAATGTCTGGAAATAGTTACAGTTACCCAAGCTACCATAACCGTGCCCAGAAACAGCCTCAGATTACTCAGCAACACCGTCCAGCAACCACCACAGATAGCACTAAAGCGTGACCTCGGAAACTATAAAGATCAGGCTGAGTGTCCTACTACACCACTAGTACCCGCCCCCGGTATGGTACCGCCCGGGTGCCCCGGCCTGTTTCTTTGGCCTTTCAGGTGGCCCCTACCTTAGCCCCTGGCAAGCGGCCCGTTATCGCCAAAGGGCACGTTCCTGACCGTCTGCGCCTGGAAACCTGGCTAGCTGGTAGACGGTTACACTTCCCGATATGCCCCCAGCAATTGCCCCGTGGTGCGGTATGGGCCAGGCGTGGTGGTCAGTGAAGATTGATCGGATACTATCCAATTGCCAGGCACAAGCTAGGCATGGATTGGGTATTGGATATGTTACGGATGTTGTAAAGGGGCTTGACAAGTGGCCGTGTTAGGTTTAGAGTAGTGACATCAACAAAATCTCAAACCTAGTAAATGGAGTGCCACCAATGGAGACCCGTACCGTCTGGCCATTAACTACTCAGCAATTCCGCAACCAGTACCGCTGTAACTATTGCCTATATCTAGCATCATATCTTGGCTCACCAGGCCGCCTCCACACATTAGAGACACACAATCAGGCTCTTTATCAGTATCGAGGCCAGTCTCAAATCTAGTTAATGGAGAATAGATACACTATGAATAATCCAGAGCCACGCCTACAAGCTGGCAACTGTCAAACTATGGCTAGGCTACTAGAATCCAGGACACTGTAACTAGTAACAGAATCTAGGCACAAATCAGTACCAAAACCTTATACAACTATTTTGGAGAAGACACCATGCGAAAGTACTTTTCGGAACAAATTCACCTTGACCAATACCGCACGCCAGACACAAAATTCAACGGAGTCAACATTTACCAAGTTTGGTCTTACGACACACGCGACGAAATAGGCGGCTACAAGCTGGAATATGAAACCAGCAGTAAAGCCAAGTCAGACGCAGTATCAGAGTATCTAAATGCCAAAGCTGAAGGCACGATAGTTCCTAACACTATCCAAGCCTAATTCACATTTGGAGTAATCACCATGTCAAACGGTTTCAAGTTTCACGATGGACCCAGCAGTCTTGACGGTCAACAGATATACGGAATCTTGACAGGCACTAACAGCGCCTCCGCCAATCCTAAAACCGGGGATATGCACCAAGCGTGGTTTTTGCTGCAAGAAATGAAACCACGCGCTGCAGTTGACTTAGGGTTGGACACTGCGACATGCGGCCAGTGTCCACTGCGTGGGAATGTCTGTTACGTCAATCTTGACCAAGGACCGCGCAGTGTCTGGCAGTACGAAACCGCTAAAGGCTACGGGGAAACCGTGGACTATGGGAAACGTGATGTCCCAATACGATTAGGCGCATATGGTGAACCCACTAGCGTACCATTCGAGACTGTCGAAAAACTGTTAGCAGGCAGGCCGGGGCATACTGGCTACACGCATACCTGGCGGACATGCGACCCACGTTTTAAAACAATTTTGATGGCGTCATGTGACACCGATGCGGAGGCGCTAGAGGCGCAGGCGCTAGGATGGCGCACGTTTCGCGTAGACCATAGCGAAACGCCCACAGTGAACACCAATGAAATACGCTGCCCAGCAAGTAAAGAGGGCGGGCACAGGACCACGTGCGCCAATTGCCTACTCTGCGCAGGCGCGGACAAAGTCGCAAAATCCGTGGTGATAATCGAACATTAAACGCGATTCACTAGACACAAGTTCAATCTAAATTTTGGAGGACATCATGACCGCAATAACCAACAAAAACGAACGGGTAGACGCTATGTGCGAATTGATCGAAACCGTGCGAGACCGTATAGCGGAACCAATGCCAGACGCGCCAATAGTTCGCGAATGCATCGACGGCATATTGAACACGCGCACTGGCAAACTGCTACGTTCTGCGCCCGACTTGTACGCCAAACCTTTGGCGAACGTGTTCTGGTATTTGGTCGATTGGCACATATCCTCAGGCTATATCGGCACGCTCTACAATTGCCGATTCAAGACTGCGGACATCGCCAAGGGCCGGAATCTGGACATCACCGGCGCGGAACTTTACGACATGCTGGAAACGCTGGCAATCGTCCTGCACGGCGGCAATAGCCCGGCATCAGACAGATGGGAAAAAGCACTAGGCCGCGCCTAACCTGCGGTCAGATTAGACCGAAAATCTACACTTGGAGTTACCCACCATGGCAACCAATGAAATCTGGAACCCTGGAGTCCCTGACAGCATCGACCTGACGCCCACCTGGGAGACCGCCGCGCGGATATATGCCGCAGTCCTGGAGAACGGGACCACGGAGGGCAAAAGTTCCGCCCTAGCCGGTCTGCTGGAGATGGGCCGAATCCTGGACCAGTTCAACCAGGGCGTAAGCCGGGAAGATATCCAGGCCGCGCGGGACGGTCGCGCATGATTTGTAAATGCTGCGGTAAATGTTTCTCAGCCGAAGGGTATCAACATCTCTGCTACCAGTGCTATTTACGGGCCAAAGGGCTTGTGTGCAAGTGCCACCTCCCTTAGCGTCTAGCTCTCCGGCCCAGCCTGCCACTAGCTGACAGGTTGGACCGGGCAGGTAGCCCGTCAAAATCTACACCTGGAGATAACCACCATGCAAAACGTACACGGCGATCTGCTCGATATCATATATGGCGGCGGCAGTGCGCCGAAGCTACCAAAACCGGATCAAGACGGCGAGTGATCAGCAGCCCAAAACCACCAAAAGCAGAGGAGAACACCATGGCAACCAATAATGACCCACTGGGGATCATGTCATCACTCTAGCAGTTGACTAAACCACCGGCACCACCCAGTGCCCGCCGTCAGGTTTTGATCGATAGGTTAGCGGCCTACGGTATGACCATGAAACGCAGGGGGAAAGGCTGGCAAATTGGCAGCGATTGGACCAACAATCTGCGCGGCGTCGAGGATTTACTGCGCGAATACGACCTGCCCCGGTACGGCGCATCCTAAGACGCTTCAAAAACCTACACTTGGAGTTACCCACCATGGACACCATCAATCTAGGGGAACTGGGACTAGGCGGCACTGGGGCAACAGGCTTCAAGGTATCCACCGTGATTTACGACGAAGGCCCAGGACGGCCTGACATAATCCTCCGGTTCCAAGCCGCCAAGAGGGTTAGTGGGCAGCGGGTGGAAAACCGGAACTTCAGCGCTGGCATCTCCGTTTATCACCTGCTGGGACTGCTCAAACGGTACGCGGACAACCAGGGAGCGGAGCGGCTGATCTTTGAACTACCCAAGCTGGAGGCGTTGGTCGAGACGGTCAAGAAAGCCCAGGCTGACAGTCACCAGGCAGTCGCATCCCTGAGGGCCACCCTAGGGCAGTCCGATATCAGTGTCAATACCCCTTGACAAACACACTCCAGGCGTGAGACGATAGGGAAAGCAGCCCAAACCAGACCAAAGCAGAGGAGACACCATGACGGAACCCATCGCCAACGGACAGTGGATACACGGCGTACAGCCAAATAGCCAATTCACGCATGAAACGGGAGTCTACGGGACTCTGGGTTGCGGCCACTACACCATCGTGGCTGAGTGCGGAGGCCATGGCTGCAACCGGGAATACCTACGCGAGAGTCAGCAATACAACGCACGGCTGATAGCCGCAGCCCCTGATTTACTGGCGGCTCTAACATTAGTACTGGAACTATTTGAATGGGAAACCAGTGGCAGCACCGAAGAACGCGCATATGACCAAGGCCGCGCCGCCATCGATAAAGCTAACGGCACCTCAAGCCACCAGCTAGCCTAGGGCACCCAGGGCCGCTCCAGACACCAGCAAACCGGCTTAGGACGCCACTGGAGCGGCACCTGGGGGACTGATCAAACCAAGCAGAGGAAAAGAGAACGAAATGAAATATATCGAGATCGCTATCACTCCCGGCCCGACCTTCAAGCGGACAGTCCGCTTTGCAAAAGAGTCATCGGCATCCGAGTACGACCATACCAACAAGGTCTGGACCCTCCCCGCCACGGCGCGGCTATTTAGCCCGGGAGTCAATCGGACGCAATACCAGTACACCATCCGGCGCGAGTGGGAGTTATAACCGCGCCCTGATCAAACCTATTTTTTGGAGGACATCATGTTCCGCGATCTAAGCCCAGAGCAAACTGAAGAGTTTCGGGAACACGCCCGGAACAACCTGCCGGGGAAGGCCGATTGGTCAATGTTCCACCCTGTTTGCCGGGAAGTCTGGTGGACCCTGGCCTGCGAACACGACGGCCTCGATCCCCACGGTGACTTCATCGTTTTCAGTGAGACCAATCCGTACTTTTTGGAGGCCGAATAATGACAATCCGAGTCTACCGCGTGGTAATCGAGGGGTATGTGATCGACCAGGATTTTGGCGGCTCCGGTCCCCAACTGACACCGGCTGACTGGGGCATTGACGCCCTAGTCCAAGAGATGGCCGGGAACATAAAACTCACGGAGAGATTAGTAGACACAATCGAGGACACAATCAATTTGGAGGTGGAATGATGGCACAATCAGCCGAATACGGTGAACGGACCCAGTGGAACCATAGATATTCGGAGCTTGAGGACGGCGGTCTAGTCCTCGACTAACCGGCCTTGCACGTTAACAACTGAACTGTCATCACCGGGAGCGGGAGGGAGAGCGTCAGCCCGGTCCGATAAGGCCAGCAATTGCTCCATACTCAAAGAGGCATAGTGGTTTACGTCAAGACTGCCGCTGATCTCCACCCGGTGGCTGGGCATCAGTGCCGAGATATCTGCGATCTGCTGTAATGCTCCGTTTGCGGCCGAGAATTGCTTGGCATCAACTGCACCCTCCATATGCTTGGTAGCCCTGGCGATCACGTCATACTTGCCCCAGGAGTTCAGCCGTACAACCTCTTCTCTAGCCTCATCACGCAACTGTTGGATGTATTCAGCAACACGGGGTTGCGAGGCCAACTTGGAGGCAGCCGGACGAGAAGTTGTTCGTGGCGTCGCGGGATCAGAGTCGTAGGCCTCCAGCCAGGCGTTCACCAGTTTGTACCCCTCTAGAGCTACCAGTTCGGCAAACTTTATCTGCTTTGGCGTCATATTGTAATTAGCCACAGCTTCTCCTTGTTACTAGCAGACCTGAAAACCGT